GGGGCCAGCGCCTCGTCCAAGGCATCCTCGTACTGCTTAACCAGGCCGTCGGCCTCGTTGCGGAACATGCGAAGGTCGGAGGCTGCGTTGCTGTTGCTCAGCATAGTGCTGCGTCGCACCGGGTCGTCCATGAGGACCTTCATCAGCTCGCCTGCTTCTGGTGAGGCTGTGGCCAACTTGTCGAACTCGCTCAGCAGGCTGTTGGTCCACTGCACCATGGCACCTTTCGGGGTGGGGACGTTAGCCCCGCCGTACCAGCCGCGAGGTGCCCCCGTGCCGAATAGCGCCATAGCCCCGCCAGTGATACCGGCGTTCAGCACATAGTCCAGCCCAGTGGTGTCTTTGCCTGCCAGATCACCCGCCCCGGTTAGGGCCGTACCTGCTGTAGCACCCATAACCCCGGAGGCCACACGGCTCAGCTTGTACGCTCGGCTGGCCCCGAAGGTACCGAAGTCTACCAGTAGCTGGGTGGGATCGAGCATACCGGAGGCCAATGCCCAGCCGCCGTGGCGGGCCAAGATACGTTGGTTCTCCTCGTGCCGCTGGATACGCTGCGCTGTGGCCAGCTGGTCGTCCATTGTGCCGCTACGGCCTAGGGCCTTGAGATTATCCTCGGATGCCTCGATACCCAGCTGGGACACGAGGTCCATAGCGTGGCGGGTAGCGTCGAAGTTCGGATCGTAGGTCTCAAAGGCAGCGTTACGGGCGTTCTCTGCGGCCTGGATGATGTAGCCGGTGTAGGATTCCTCCGTAGCTGCATCGAACAGGCGCTGGGTGCTATCCCCGGCCTCGGCCAGGGCAGCCTCTACTGGGGCTTCGCGGATGCGTTCACCCTCGGCCACCTGGGCAGCCCCTACGGGGCCGCCTGTAACGTCTGCCATGGTGGCTGTGAGCTGGGTAGGGTTGATGGGGTTCAACGCCTCATCGAGCGTCTCTGCGCCCAATACGGGTGGTTGCTTCTTCGCCATGAGGCGTCTCTCCTTACATCAGTTCTTGGAAGTGCGGGGCCATCTGCTTGATGAACCACTCCACACGGGTTGGGGTTTGTTTGGCCCAGTCACTGGACCGGACCTCGGCCTTGAAGGTTTCGAAGTCTCTGTTGCGGATGGCGTCAGCAGTGCGGGTATGCTCCCGGAGGCCCGCTGCACCCAGCTGGAAGGCTGCACCGGCAAGGCCTGCTACTGCGCGGGGATCGGCCACACCAAGCTCCTGGCCCAGTCTGCGGGCCGATGCTAGGGCGTTGTCGGTATCCTCGCGGAACCAGGTCTCGGCCTGGCGCAGCGAGATGGTGTCGCCCTCCTTGAGGTTGGTCCCGGTGACGTTGTGCCCCATACCCACAGCGAGACCGTTACGGTCCTTGTAGACCGTCAGGCTCAAGCCCTCCTGGGAGGCCAGGTCGCGGCGCAGGCCGTACACGTTACGGATCGGGAGGCCTTGGGTATTGGCCCCATCTACTACCATGTTCACAGTAGACGCACTACCGCCATCTACGCGGCTCACGTTCAATGCCCCACCGAAGTGCCCAGCCCGTGCTTCCTCCAGGATGGCCTCCTGGTCAGCTCGTACAGCCTTACCTACTGCAGTAGCGTCGATCTTCTCCACGCCGACCCGCATACCGTTCTTGTCAAAGGTGACGCGCTCCAGGTAACCCAGGGTACTGTTAAAGCTGAAACCGGTCTCGAAACCTTCACCCAGTAACCCAGTGTCTGGCGCTGGGTAAAGCTCCGCCAGCTTGCGGCCAACGGCCAGTTTATCCGAGGTGCCGAAGATCTGCTCCGGGGTTACCCCGCGTGGGAGTACCAGGGGCCTGCGGGCTTCTCCGCCGATACCGAGGGTGCTGGGGATACCAACCTCGATGGTGCGGTTCTTGACGTTGGCTGCCGCCATCTCGACGTAGGACTCCGGGGTTGCCCCGAACAAGTCCTTGTTCATCGACATGAAGTTGGCCTCCTCCTGGATGGCCGCACTGTACTGCCGCTGCACTGCTGGGTTTGAGCTGAGGTTACTGTTACCGGTCAGGAAGTTGCCGACGCGTCCCCAGAAGCCCGAGGAGCTGGCGCCGTCGATCTGCTCATTGATGAGCTTCTGCATGTCCTTGCCACGAAGGGACTTCTGGATATCGTTGAGCTGGCTGAATGCCTCTCGATTGGCGGCGAACTCCTTGAGGGCATCTGCCGGGGCCACGCCGACCTGCTGCTGCTGGAGTGCATAGGACATTGCCATACGGGTGTCCTCGGGCAGTGCTTGTAGCAGTACACCACGGGCACCTGGATTGGACTGCTCCGCGATAGCCAGCGAGGATACCGCTGCGTTGAGGCTGGAGACAAGCTCCTCGTTTAGAGGTTGCCCCTCCTTGAGGAGCTGCACATGCCGTACAGCCTGGCCAATGCTCTCGCCGTACACCTTCGGGATGGTGCCCAGTTTAGCGCCCTGCTGGACGCCAAAGGTGATACGCTCCGGGAGGGTGCGGCCAGCTAGGGCTTGTTGCTGGTCGATCTTGGTGAGGGCAGAGTCAGCGGACTCGCCCAGCCCGGCCAGGCTACCCAGGTCCCCATTACCTACCGCCTGAACGATGCGCAGCATGTCATCCTTGTTTGCCAGGCCCTGGCTCCACTGCAGGGCCAATGCCTTGCCCTGGTCGTAGGACATGCGCCGCGCCCCGATCTCAGTGGCGATGTACTGTTGCAACTCCTCGGAGCTGATCTGCCCCGTTTTGACCTTGCTCTCGATCTGTGCGTTACCCAGGATTACACCCAAGCTATCCTTGGCCTCCGTGCGTACCGCGCTGTCGCGCATGGCGGAGTCCAACTGCTGACGTTCTTTGAAGGAGAGTACGTCCAGCATACCACCATCTCGCAGGCTCTCCACCACACTGCGCTGGTCCGCGTTTACCAGGGCGTTCAGGTAATCCTTGGCCATGGTGGTGCGGACAGCAGCTGGGAGCTTATCCGTGGTCAACAGGTCGGTGTAGAACAGGGCGGCTCGTTCTGCGTTCTGCGTGGACGCTGGCCCGCCCTCCACCAGGTCGGTGATGATCTGGTTGCCCTGCGCCTGGAAGCGCTGGGACCCTTGCTGGATCACGAACTGCTGATAGGCTCCAGCCTGCTCTGCGAACAGGCTCTCTTCGAGCTTCTGTTGGGCTGTGAGGGCTTGGAGTTGCCCCTGCTGAGGCAAGGACCCGAACTTGGAAGTGTACTGCCCAGCGCGCTCCCGAACGACTTTCGCGAAGTCCTGGGCCGTCATGGTGCGGCCCTCGTTGGCGATGAACAGCTTCATGTCGCGGGCCATCTCGGCTTGGGCGATACGGTAGTCTTCCGTGTTGTAGCCGCCGTTCACGAAGGGCTTCGAGAAGATGTCCGACTCTACCGCCTCGGCGGATTCGCCTGCCATACGTGCCCGTTGGCCCTCCAGGTACGCCTCCTGGGCGCTCTGGTCCACGGCCTGCTTGGCCACCTGACTACCGATACCGAGCAAGCCCTCCAGGGCCTGTTCGGTGGCAGAGGCACCCTGAACCTGTGCAGGCTCATAGCGCCCTGCGCCCAGGTTCACAGTCTGGGCGGATTCACGTTGTACGTTCAGATCGAACGGTTGGCTGGTGCGCTCTACCATGGAGCCTCCTATGAACCGATTGTAAAGCGCCCACTGCTAGGCGCCGCGTAAGTTTGCACAGTACCGGTATCGACGACCGGGTTGTTGACCGCGCTGTTGGCCCCGAAGCGCATGTAGTTGTTCAGGTAAGCGCCACCTACGGCGAATGCCCCGGCCAACAGCGGGTTGGTAGTCTGCGCAGCCACCTCGCCACGGAGGGAGCTGGACGCCCCGGAGATCACCTCGCGCAATCTGTTCTGGAGGTTGTACTGCTGGGTCTCCAGGTTCTGCTCGACGGCTACCCGGGCCTCGCCCAGCTCCCGAGTGATGTCGTTGGTGACCGCATCTACCGAGGCACCTTTGACGCCAGCTGCCGCAGCGTTGGCCGTAGCCGAACCCGTGGCGGACAGCGCTAGTACTTCGGCCTCGTGGAGCTGGCGGGCGGCGTCTGTGCGGAGCTGCGCCGCTTGCACGTTGATGGACCCGATGGTCTGCGCGGTGTTCAGAACCGTCTGTTTGTTTGAAGCGTAGCGGGCCGCATTCTCGGCGTCTGCTTGGCGAGCCGCTGCCCGGTTACCCAGGAGCGACTGGCCGACGGAGATAGCACCCATTGCAATCAAAGGCCAGAACATCTACTGCCTCCGGTGTCTCTGGTTAAACCTGAATCCGTACTCGATACTCAGGACGTTCATGTCGTAATAGTCCGACGTGTACATCTCGAAGTTCACAGTGCGCATATCTAGGCGTGCGGGGATGATGACGGTGGCACTATCCACCATAGGCTGCCCTGCGGCAATGTTGCCAGAGAACAGTCGCTGTGGTGTAGTGTCCATGCCGATTGGTGTTGGCCGTGCCTGGTCACTCAAGGCGTAGGTGAATTGCCCCGAATTGTACAGGGATACAGCGTACTTCTGGATAACCGCCCGGCTCGTTGTGATCGCCACATCCTTGGAGTCCTTGATGATCGGCGGAGTAGGCGAGAAGCGGGACTCATAGAGGAACCCGAGAACGTACTTGTCACCCACGACAGCCTCGGGTATCTCCACGTCAACAGTGGTTGGTCCAACCGTCTGGTTGAAGATGCGCTGCCCAAGATAGGCGTTCTCGCCCGATGTCTTGAAGGCGTACAGTTCGGTACCCATGTTATACGCGAAGCGCGGAAGGGTAACGTGCCCATCCACAGCGCAGGTCACCTCCGTGAAGTAGTCCAGGCGGGCGGTCTCAGGTCCCGCCGCCCCAGCCCCACGTTGCATATCCAGGATGCAAAGGGTGAGCACACCGTCAACCCCCAGCAGCAAATAGAGCACGTCACCAGAGAAATAGGCGTCGATTACGGGCCATTGCAAGACCCACTTGTGCCAGGCGTGTTGGACCTTCTCGTTACCGCTCCAGGTGTACTCGTGCACGATTAAGGTATTTCGGTCGCCCTCAATACCCCCAACCAGGATGTTGGATGTCGTGCTCGATGCCAAGAACCGCCAAGGCCCTTGGATATAGCGGGGAATGTGGTTGGTCACGTCATCCGCAACGTACTGGCTATCCGCGTAGCTACTTGGCACCATCTCGTGGATACCTACGAAGCCAAGGCTGCGGGGCGCCCCGAAGAAGATGCTGCGTCCAGCCGCTACTGGGGCGGCGTTGGTGTCCACATCGTACTGCGTCATCAGGGCCACGTTAGCGGTACGCGGGGTGACCATGGTACCGCCCGGTACAATACCCTGATACCGCTTGCTGAACATCACCAGATCCTTGTTGAAGTTCACAGCGTGCTCGTAGGGTGCTGTGAGGCTACCCTGCGCGGCCACTTCTACCGGGTCGTCGTCCTGCAAGGACGCCATAGTGCTGCGGAAGAACCGTAACGGTTTACCGCTGGCGCTGAGGTTGATGTACTCGTTGCTCAGCAGGCCCAGCCGACCTTGGAAGGCGCACATCCCGGTGATACCGTCGGTCAAGAACTTGAAATTGGGGTTCGACTCCGAGTCACCCGCAGCGCGCCGCTCAAAGCTAGGCTGCGTAAGGGTCCAGGTGGAGCCGCTAACCGACAGTTGCAGGGGTGTATTGGTGATGGCTTGCATGGACCCCCAGGCTGCGTCCTCTGTCCACAGCGCCTGGGAGAAGTCCCAGCGGTAGAAGGTCTTGACCTTACCGGCGCCAGTGGCGACGATGAGGTTGTTACCCTGAATGGGGAGGCGGGCGGGCAATTCCGCTACGTCTCGAATGCTCATAGCATTACTGGTCCGCACGTAGGACGAACCAGACGTGCTGCTAACGGTCAGGTCAGCGACCGTACCAACCAAGTGGACGTATGCGCCATCTCGTGTAACTGTCAACGAGAATGTGCCCGCCGCGTCGATTTGGTTCTTGAGCTGGGTGGCGATGTACTCTGGCGTAGATTGCCCGGCATGGGACGGGTCACTACCATCCGGTGTGGTGTATGTGAACGTTGACGTTGCATTGTTGATGCGGTTCGTCAAGGTCACGGAGAACGCCTTGGAGTACGTGCCCGCGTTGATGTAGAAGTAGCCATGCTTGGCCGGATTCGGGTACGTGCTCTGGTCGGGGTGCGCGGCCAGCGTCGGCAACTGATCCACGTTACAGATCCACACCGCGTCGTCCAGGGTCGCAAAGCGAATATCGCTGGCCACCGGGCTGGTCAGGTAAGCGTGAGGTAACGTGGCAATGATGGCACCGGTGCTATCGTTTACGACACGCAACGATCCAGCACCGGTGTCTACCACCAGGGATACTGAGATGCCCGCGATGTCGGTGTTGTACTGCTTCACCTTCTCAATCGCAGAGTACGCACCGAGGTCCGCCAGGGCCTGCACAGGCGCGCGACGACGAAGACCGGCCACCGGGTCGCTGGTCATATTGATCTGCGCCGAGAGTTGGCCGGGGAGGCGATCCTGCGGGGCTTGCTGGCTTACGCCAAACAGTAGGGAGGTGTAGGAACCCTCAATGTACATACGGCCTCCTTACGTGCACAGGGAGCGGCGGAAGCGCTCGAATTGTTTGCGGGTGCGGCTGTTCTGCTTACGGGAGACGGTGTGGTCGCCGTTAAGTTGTTGGATATATAGGTCGCGTGTACGGGAGAGATCGATGTAAGTCTCATCCGGCCCGATATCACCCCGGTACACGTCCGCAGCAGCCGTGTAGGCGATAGCGTAGCGCGCAACTTGGGGCAACTGCTCGAAGGCCATGTTCAGTACCAGGCGCCCGGCCACGGGCTTGAACAGGAACTCGTTAGCCGTCGCGCTATCCCGGATCTGGGTACCAGTGAAGGTGAACTCTGCGGACTCGGGGAAGAACTTCAAACAGTCCAGGGGCACCAACACTCGGCCATCGACCAAGGGTTGCAGGACCGTCTCGTAGAACGTGTTGAACCAGTACCCCTCGGAGAGTACGGTAACCTGGGCCTCGTCGAGAGCTGGCAGGGCCACGGCCAAGGTAGGGTACGGTTCGTCGATGTTGGTTACCGGGATCTCACCCAGCTTGCGCAGGATCAAGTTCACGGCACCCAGCTTGTCCAGTGGTTCCATATAAACCTCAAAAAAAACCCCGCCCGCCGAGAGGGCAGACGGGGTTACGGGTTAACCGGTGACGGTCACGTCAACGATGGCGGCAGTGTCCGGGCGGCGCTGCGCGATGTTGTAGGACTGGAAGGTATCCAGTACCCACGAGAACTCGCGCTTGTCTTCCCAGAAGTCAGCCATCAGCGGGTGCACTTGCAGCACGATGAGGGTCTTCGAGGGGATCAGGGTGATCATCCGGCGACGGGCCTCAGCGGCAGTCACGGTGAAGGCCGAGCCCAGCGGGTGCGAGGCGATGGCAGCGGTAGGAACACGCGGGGTTTCCACCAGGCGCACGCCGTTCAGCACTGCGATACGCGAACGAGCGAAGTCGTTCACACCACCCAGCGACTGGAACTCGACGTTCATCAGCTTCTTGTGTTCCAGCAGGATGGTGAAGATGCCTGGGTCCACGTAGGTGATGGCCTCGCTGTACACAGCATCCGACAGGTCGCGGTTGATGAGCGACTCCAGGGACTTGCGGTGTGCGGCCACCAGCAGATCGGCATCCGCTTCGGCAGAAGCGACGGTACCTGCGATGCTCACGGGTACCAGGATACCTGGGTGGAACGAGCCTTCCAGGCCAGCGGGCACAACGAAGTCGGCGCACTTGGCAGCCTGAATCAGGCAAGCCTGGTCGAGCAGCTTGGCCATGGCGATACCGTCCAGCTCCGCGATCTCCTTGCGGTAGTCCAGAGAGGTGGTCCAGTCGTCGAACTTGTCGAACTCGTGGCGCAGGTACAGCACGGTGTCAACCACAGCGGTGAACT